CACCAATAGTAGCAACAAATCCACCTAAAGCACGAACGTAAGCTCTTGCGATGTTAGAAGATACATAAAGGTTAAGGTCTTCTTTTCCGTAAACAGTAGAAGGAATAGCATCTACAATAGCACCTAATTGTGCAATTACGTTTGTGCTATCAACAGAAGCAGCAGTTACATCAGCACCACCGTCAGCAGTTAATAGAGTATCAAAGCCATCAAAAGAACCCTCTCCTGTGCTACCTGACCAAATAGAAGTTTCAGTTGCATTAGCAACTTCAGCAGCTACCTGTGCGATAACGAAGTCAGAGAATAGTGGGGGTAATTCATCAAAAGCACTAAAACCCATTTGGGCTGCTTCCCAATCTGCGTGTAATTCTTTCTTACAGATTTGTAAGTTTACTTGCAATTCAGCAGGGGTAAGTACTTTCTCGGTTAGTGTCATTGTAGAGGTGCTATCGTCAAAATCACAGTCAGCAGAGCGGACAAGATTTGCAAAAGAACCTACTTTCATAGCAGCTTTATACTTTACGTTAGGTAAAATAGTAACAGTTCCGCTATCTAGTGTATCAGCAGACAAAAGTGCAGCAGCAAGATATTTTCCTGCAAACTCTCCTGCGTAACTTGAACTTGTAATAGTTGGGTTTGGCATTTTATTTAATTTTAATTGTTAATTTTAGACATTACTTTATCGAGTGTTGTTTGCTTTCTGTTTTGTGCAAACTTTACACCAATATTGTTATTTTTTTGTTCAGGGTTATGAGCAATAGGCTCGGCAGCAGGTTCAGACAATTCCTCTTTTACTTCTTTCGGTAATTCCTCTGATAATTCTACTTCTGTTTCTTCGCTCATTTCTTCTTTCTTCATATCCTCAATCATAGCTTTGATTTCAGATACTGCTTCTGCTAGTTCTTCTTTAGTAACATAACCCATTTCTTCTTTATCTTCTTCAGCTTCTACTTCTTCATCAGCTTCTTCGTCTAGGTCTTTGATTTCAGCAATAATGCCTTCTTCTGCTACTACTAGCATCTTACCGTCTTCCATAGTATAATCGCCAACAGGCAATGCTACTTTGTCATCTTCAGTAATTATAAATATTTCTTTACCTGCTTCAAACGCTTCTGCTTCTAACACAGTACCGTTGTCTAGCTTTGCAGTTGCTAGTTCTACCTTTTCTTGCGCTTCAACATCATTCACAATGTCAGTAGCTTCTTCGCCTAGATAGGTTTTAATCTTATTTAACATTTCGGTTGCTTTCATATAACTATAACTATTTATTTAACTTATTTTACATTTTTAAATTTTACCAATGCCTTGATTGATTAGTTTACCTTTACAGCATTTTATACTGTAAGTGTCTTTGTCAGCACATAAACATCCGCGTTTACTGCCTTTAGGGCTTGTCTTTGATGGTGTCAAAAATCTCTTTAACATTTGCCTTGTCCTTTATATTTTTTCTTATAGTTCTTACTGCCCTTTATGCTACTCATTTTTGTTTTAGCGTGTACACCCTTGCGCCTTACTTTAGGCTTATCAATCTTACCTATTTGTATTTGTTTAGGCATTATTTAAGGGCATTATATAAAGTTTTGTATTCATTTGTCAATTTTTGTCCCTCACTAATCATTGATTTTAATTCAGAAATTATCTTGTCTGCACCTAAATCTTCTGCCTGTTTAATTAAATTTGTAGCTTGACCTTTTACATTCATATCAGCCCTAATCATAGCATCACTAATTAAACCTCTTAATTCTTTCTTAATACTATCTGCCTTTTGAAATTTAGATTTTGCATCTTCTAATAATTTTCTTACGTCATCAATTTTCGATAACTCTACTTTCTCTTTGCTAAATAGCATTTTGCTTATACTCTTTTTGCTCATTTTGTTTATTTTATTGGTATACAATTTGGCACTAATTTGCCATTCTTTCTTTTCATTCCGTACTGCTCATAGCCCTCTTGACAGGGTGCTTTAAGTTGGTGTTGCTCACAAGGCATAAACCAAGTCTTACCCTCGTACTCGTGTTCGTGGTAACTCTCACAACCTATGTCCTGTGCTGCTTTTATTGCTAGTTCTTTAGTGGAGTATGCTAGTCTATCATCTATAATAGCCATAGTGTCGCTTACTACTTCGCTTAACTCTAACAAGCCTAATTCTTTTAGTTTACTTTCTGACCATCGTTTAGCAGCTTTACCACCCCACAACAAGTAAGATATAGTACCACAGGCTTTAGTATCTCCTTCATCGTAATACTCCTCTGCTCTACTTAAATAAGAGTACATACGTTTAATAGTGTTTTCGCTAATAGGTTTACCTTGTGCTAATTGTTGCGCTCGTATCTTACCTACGTCAGTTGCACATTTATTGTTTACTTCTTCATTTAGGTTTATACCTCTTTGTGCGTTATTCTTTACAGCATCAGGATAGTCTGAATAGCTTTCTAGTTCTTCTTTCTTACCGTCTTTATAACGTTTGTCATCTCTTACAATTCTACGTATATAAGATAGCATCTCCTCTGCTTCTTCTTCTTCAAAGTCGTTTATAGGTTCTTTAGGTCTTTCCATCTTGTCAATGAAATACCCCTCTATTGAAAAACCTTTTACTTTGCCTGTTTTTACATAGTCATTCCAAACTTCATCGTTGTTTACTTTGACTACACCCATCCAAGTACCCACAGGCACGTTTAAGCCATACTTCCTAGACTTGTCGTGTGTTTCATCTTCTACAAGCCAACTCTCTACTAGCGTAAGCCCATTTAAGCTGTGTTGGTGTTCTAGTGTGCTGTTGTTTTGATTGCCTTTCATAAGGTACATTTCAGCAGCCTTACGGATAGTGTCTTTAGAGAAGTAAATATAATACTCATCTTCTCCTCTACGTCTGTATATAGGTTTATTAGGAATAAGCAAAGCACCTACCAATAGTTGTTTGTCTATTTGTGCTAATTGTACTTCTTCATTTTTTAGTGCAACAAAGTCCTCCTCAATGGCAGGGTTTTCTACAATAGAGATAGCCTCTATACCCTCTACACTATTTTCATCTAAAATAAGTTCGACTATCCTCATATAACTATAACGTTTAATTTTTATATTTTACTATATTGATGCGCCCTCTACTATATTACGCTCTAAACTTTGTGCAGTTGTTACGTCTTGTGATGTTACAAACGCTTTTATAGGCTTCTGTGTTTGACCTGCTATTGTTTCAGCTAATTGGTTTCCTGCTCCTGCTCCTACTATATTAAATGCAGGTGGTGTAGATGTAGGTGTGCTTGGTCTTGATACGCTTGGTGTGCCACCACCCATACCTGCTGTTTGTGGTGTTTTAGTAGATGTTATAGCTTTAACATTTGCCATACCTGCTACTGTCGCTGCTGCCGCTGCTGCAAAACCTAATGCGGGACCAACAACAGGAATTTTAGCAAGTGAAGCATAACTATCTTGTGCGCCCTGATAAGTAGATATTAAAGCACTTGCAACTGCAGCTGCCTTACCTGCTGCTGTTTCCTTACCTAAATTAGCTGATAAACCTGCTAAACCTTGTTGAGCATAAGCAAGTTTTTGGTCTTGTGTCATTTTAGCCCAAGTAATCTCATTATCAGCAGCTTGTTCGTTTAAACCGTTTATTTTGCCATCAAAGTCTTTTTTAAGAGCAATAAGCATTTCATTCTTTTGTGCTTCGTCTGTTATCTCTCGCTCTATGAGTAGCTTTTTAGCATCATAGTCTTGTTGTAACTCTAGCCTTTCTATCTCACGTTCTGACTTACCTATAAGTGCTAATTCGTTTTGTAAGTCTGTTTGTTCTCTTAATAGTGAATTAGTGTTTGTTTGTTGCTCACTTCTAAAGCCTGTTATTTGCGCCTCAATACCTGCCTGTTCGTTAAGTGCTTCTTGGTAGGCTATTTGCAAATCTATATTCTCTTTGTTTTTAGCTAGTTCTGCTTCTGCTTGTTTTACTCTTGCATTAGCATTAGCCATCATAGTTTTTTCCTGTTCGTCTAGGAGTTTGCCTAATTCCTCATTAGCTTTTATACGTTCTTCGAAACTCTTACTTTCGTCATCTCTTGTTTGGCGCAATTGTTCAGCTTGTCTGTCGTATTTTTCAATTAGCCCCTGATTAGCTGCTTCTGCAAGTCTAGCTGTTTTTTCTAGTTCTACATTTGCTGCTGCAGCTTTGCCTGTTTCTGTAACATATTCAGTAGTTGCTTTTACTGCCTTTGTTACAACATCCGCAACCTTGTCAAAAGTACCCTCTACACCTGTGTATATCTCGATATATTCCTTACCTGCATTTTTTACATCATCTAATGCACCTGCAAAATCTCCTGCAAATACTTTTTTAACAGCACTAGCAATAAATCCTAGAGTATCTAAAAAACTTTCGAACCTTTCTATGATATTCTCCTTGACTAAATTGCCAAATGTTTTAAGAGAACCAATAGGGTCTTCAAATATAGCTTTAAAAAAATCTGTTACTACACTAGCATTATTTATAACAAAATTGGCGAAGTCATTAAACGCAATAGATATAAACTCAAAGGCTGTATTAAACGCATCTGCTACTACTTGGTTTTGTTCAAATATTTCTTTTAGTTTAGCAAAGGCAGCAATAGCTAATCCAATACCTGCTGCTTTTAGGGCATTACCAATACCTCTTACACCTTTAGCCGTATCTTTAGATGCGCTTTCAACTCCCTTTAAGCCTTCTTCTGTTTGCTTATTACCTTTAGCTACTTCTTTATTTAAATCTCCAACCTCTTGGGATAAATCCTGTATGCCTTTTAAGGCTTTGTCAGTTTTTGCTTCTAGGTCTATAATTATTTTTTCTGCCATTTCGCTTCTCTTTTAATTTTTTTACCTGCACCCATTAACCCACTAGGCAAATGATACTTACCCTGTGCTATACGGATATTCTCTGTTTCTCCTTTTGCTAATTCTAATAAGTCTAGTATATTCTTAATCATAACTTGTTTAATAGTTCTAAATCACTTTTGCCTGTTAGCAGGTTTGTGTTTACGCTGTTTATAATATACTCCCTGCCATTTATAATAAACACAGCATTAAGTTGATAGTTTAATAATATCCTTAATGGTAAAAATGCTTTTACTTTTACTAATCTTCTTTTAGCATTGAAAGTATCTACAATATAATTCTTATAATAGTTCTCAAATAAGCTATCATCTTCTGCTAGTCCTGTGTACTCGTCTATCTCTGTTCCAAAACTTAAAGATTGACTTGTGCCGTATGTATTAGATGGTCTATTATATGTAGGCAACCCTGCTGCTGTGCCTGTACTTGTACCATTGTAAAAACTTAAATAATGCCCTGTTGTTAAAGTTTCGTTTGTTATATTTAAAATAAGAGGGTCTATATTAATAGGGTTTTGGTCTTTGTCAGTACAGTAGCCGTATTGCATTAAACTTTGAGTGCCGTCATCTAAATCATTAAGCCTTTCATAAATCATTTTGCCAAAAGGTAACTGCACTACATATTTGCCACCTCTATTAGTTGTTTGTACATCAGCGTTTTCTGCTGTTGTGCTTTCTAGGTCTGCGAAAACTTTGTTGTTAATCTCGCTAAAGTTTATACCTAAAAATGTGTTTGGTTTTTTAAATCTAAATGCTATCTCTTGATAAGGTATTGCAAAATTCACATTACTTTCATTCACGTCTATAAATTCGCTTACATCATAAGAATTACCTGCGTTATAAAAATTATCTAATGTCATTACCTTAATCTTACCATCGTCTTGTACGAAAGCTGTTAGGTTAAACATCTTAAATAGCCCTGTGAGAAAATCTATTACTTTTAAATCAGGCATTTGGTCTGATACTACTATATTACTAACAGCACCATTAGGCTCTATTGCGTTACCTGTAATTTGTGTGCGAAATGTTGAAAGACTACCACTTTGAAAGATTTGGTACTTGAAGTCAATTGTAGGTGTGAATGTTATAGCAGGGTCTTCGCTTGTTACCCTATATCTTATTTTTCTTATTTGACCATAAACATTATTTGTACCTACAAACACATTACTTAATGTAAGTGTTCCTGTTCCTGTCGTTGATGCTACTGTAAATGGAGTACTTGTAACATCTTCAATAATCATTGTATATTGTGATGTGCTTGTTAGCGTAAAAGTTGTATAGTATTGGTACGATGTATCACTCGGAAAAAAAGCTGCTTGTGGTCTTATAGTCCAAACTCCTGAATTTATCCTAGAATATGGAGAGAAAGCAGGGGTAGTACCTTGTAATTCGGGTGACCATTCATTAGGACTTGCGCTTGAAAAATCAAAGTCTGTAAATGGCATATATACAACTGCTGTACCTGTTACGTTTAAACCTAGCGCACCTTTTACTCTACTTAACCACAAATATAAAGTACCCCATAAAGGGTTGTTTGTTTCATCAAAGAAGTCATCACTTGCTCCACTTGTAAAAGTCAATCCTGTAAAGTTTTCTATTTCATCTACAATAGTACTTAATTTTATAGCAGGTTTTAAGTCATTGTATCTTATACCGTGATTGTGTGAACCACCTCCACCACCACCTGTATCATAATGTAAATTACGGTCATTAGCAATATGCGTACCACTATCAAAGAATAATCTTTCTGTGTGTGATATTAAAGGGTAGCGTATTGCTCCACTTGCCAAACTACTTTGTAATCCTGTTTTGACAGTTGATACTCCGTACTCGTGGTCATAAGTAGTAACTCCCTGAAATACTGTACTTAATTTAGTTTCTTTTAGTTTTGTTTTTAAATCTACTGTTTCTCCAAAGAATGTAATTTTGTAAGAGTGTGCTTTATTGTTTTTTAAAGTAACACCATCAAGCCCTATAAAACCTTTTCTAAATGGCAGGTTGTTTAGTTCTATAATTCCTGAAACTAAATCATTGGCATTAAAAGAAAATGCTATATCAATATCATAATTATAATAATGCTTAAATATTTTATTATTAGTCTTACTTGCAGGAACATTAAAAGATTGACTAAATGCCGTAAAAATAGAGCCTATATCTTTTACGTTTTGGATGCTGTCAGTTATTGTAACGCTTTCATCCTTAAACAGTTCAACCCTTTGACCTTCTATGTATAATTGTATAACCACTATCTTACTGTGTTTATCTTGTCAAACGCATAATCAAACTCTATTGTATATTGTACAAGTCTATCATTAAGGCTTGTCTTATATGTTAGATTACTTGTTTTAGGTATAACAGGATATACGGTATCACTATCGGTAGGCATCAACCATACTTGTTCACTCAACATAAGCTCTTTCATAACATCATTGTAATCTTCTGATAGATAGCCTGTATTAAGCGTAATGCTTTCTTTACCTAATTTATTGTACTGTGTTATTTGGTGTTTGTTAGCATCGTATATATTACCAACCTTTGCTACAAGAGGTATGCTACTATCAATAGTTGTCTTAAATGTATTAGCCTTGTATGTTTCGCCTGTTGTTGTGATGCTCTCTGTTGATTTTAAGCTAAAGAATAAATCTTGCAACACACCAAACTTGTTTACAAACACTACTTTGTATGGCTTGTATTTAGAACAAGGCTCTGTGATTATTTTTAGTATTTCAGTTTTTTCACCATCGCTAACATATATCTCATCGACCTCTCCTACGTTTTCTAACCCAAAAAACTCTTCAAGTCTTGGGGATGTTTCTAATATACCAGACCTTCTTGTATAAGGGTTTATAATTGAATTAGTAATTTTAACTCTTTGTGCATAAGTGTCATAATTGCTAAAGCCAACATTAAAGTAAACAACCTGTTCATCGCTTTCATCAGATGGTGTAAAGGTTTGCGATTTAACTGTTTCCCCATTTAATCTAAATACCGCAGAAACCGCCTTATCTGTGTCAATAGGTACTCTTACATTGTGGTCTTGTAACCTATATATTTTTTTATTACTTTGTAAGTATGGTTGTGATAATTGTGGGTTTCTTAAATCTTCAAAATAACCATAACCATCATAAGCTATGTGGTCTTCTTCTAAAAATATAATACCTGCGGTGTAATTAAATACACCTCCAAATATATCATCATCAACAGAAATAGTTGTACTATCAGTCCAACCTGTAATTTCTGTGAGTTCCCCTGTGCTTTCTTTTCTTACGTATTTGCCTACTATTGTTCTTGAGAAATTTGCGCTACTATCTTGCAACTCAAATGCTCCTGCTGCTTGACTTGTTCCTGTTACAATAGCATCAGTTGCATAAAAAAACTGTTCTGCTCTTACCCATTTATTGTAGTTGTTGTAGTTTCCGTCAAAATTAACATCAATGTAATCTCTTACGAGTTCAGATATTTCGAAGCTAATTCCTTTATAAGAAAAACCTGATATATCGTAATTAATACCGTTTGTTTTTGAAAGAGTATATTTTGGAGTACCCTTGTCTGTTTCCTTTGTTCCATCATATACATAAAGGTCTAAATCCGCCTGATAAAGGGTTGAATTAAACTCTGTTTGTGTAAAGAAAGGACTTCTTACGTTTATTTTAGTTGCCACTTGTTGCTGATGTTAAAAATTCTTCTAAATCTAATTTGTATGCATCTACTAACTCTTTTGGTAGTTTGTCAAATGCTTGTTCAAAACTCTTTGTAAAGAAATTGCTTGGTTTTATACCTTTTCTAAATATACTTCTAGCCATTAAGTATTGTAAACTCTTTCTCTTTATAAATTGTCCTTGTGCGTTTCTTACTCCTTTAATACCTTTTCTAACTAACCACTTGTCTAATGCTTGTGGTGGAGGCATCTTGTCTTTATAACTAAATGGTGTGTTGTATTTCTTTTTAGTACCACTTACACCCTTGTCCTGATAAATACCATACTCCTCCATAAAGAAGTTTAGTATAAACGCATTTGCAGACGTTTTAAGGTCGTATTTAAGGCTGTTGTATAATTCCTTACTACTATTCTTTTTACCTTTAGTTAGTCGTGTCCTAGATTGTTGTATAACCCTCTTGGCAAACCCTCTTAATATATCCTCTGTATTGTCTAGCATAGGTATATGTCATTAGGTATGGTTATGTCAAAGGTTGTACTCCACCCTGCTAATTCGTTTTCAAATCTATCATAGAACGGCTCACAGCTAGGGTCGCTATCAAGTGAGTACACATCGCTAACGTCTGCTTGTCTTAACAATCCAAACAATCTATTTAAAACTGCTAGTTGTGTGTTAAGTACATCCTGCTCGTTGTTGTTGCCTATAAATATATCTGTTGTTTCTTCTTTGCTAAAGTCTACAACATCCATAGCTAGGACTGTGATGTTAAATCTAATTACTTGTTCTTGTATGGTTGCGCTGTTTATGATAACGTGCGACAATGGGAATATAGTTTGCTTGGATAAGTCTATCTCTGTTAAATCTCCTGTTGTAACCGTATTGACATTTTCATCCAATAGTAGTTGGTCTTTTATAGTTTGCGTGATTAGGTAAAAACCTCTTACTGCTGTATTAGCCATTTCGTTTAATTCTTTTTGCTTCTAATTCGTTTTTCTCTTTCATAAACTCTAATGCATATAAACATTCGTGCATATTTAGTTTAGTGATATTTTCAAATCTTGTAACGTCTCCTTGAGCCAATCCGTATATTGATTGATACCAACCCCACTTTGCTCCAAAGTTTGCTTCTGTTGATAGGTCATTTCCTGATTGAGTGAATAATCCATCATAACCTGACACAATTCGCTCCCTAAATTGTAAAAAAAAACAATAGAACCTAATACAACTCCTAAAGGCATATGCTTGTACTCTAGGGCATCTTTAGCTTCGTATGGCTCTATGTTGTATAATTTGTCATAACTGCCCTGTACGGGTCTATAAAGGACTGCCATAGCTTTCTCTATGTTATCCCAATCCCCCAAGTATGTGTCTATGTCTATGTACTCGCCAAAAGACATATCGTCTAGGTTAGGTATAAAGCCGTATCGTTTGCCGTTTAGTTTAAACTCTCTTGTTAGTTCAGGAGTGTCCTCAAACATCTTTGTAAGGGTTGCTACTATTGTTTGTATGTCAGCAGCTTTTATGTTTCTTACAACTGTGTCAGGCACTTGGCAGAAGATACCCACCATTTTAAGTGCTACTTGGTTTTCAGTTAAGCCTTCAGGTAGTTTTAGATACTGTTGGTATTGACCAAGAGTTATCTCGTTTAGGCTTGTAGGCACGTTTAATTCATACTTCATATAAATATAACGTATATAAAGCAGGTTTTTAGGAAATAAAAAAAGGGCTATAAAAGCCCTCTATAAAATTGTTGTGTTCTGTGTAGTAATTCCCACACTATGTAGTCCTTGTCTTTAGGGTGTCTAGCTTTTACGCTTATCCCTATGTCTGTGTGTATGTGGGTTATTATAACCCCTGTGTAAAGTTTATGTAGTTTCATCTCTTACCGTTTTCATCAACCTGTCTGCTGTGCTTGTTTGTTCTATGATACTGATACGTTTCTTGCCATTCAGCTAAAGGTATAAACCTAACATTCTTGTCTATTTGTTTCTTGGTCTTTTTCATATCTCCATTTGTTGCTCCCATAGTACAGGTGTCCACTCCTCAAAGGTTTCATTCCAATATACCTCTTGCATAGTTTCCCCTGTATCTCTAAAGTGTTTGTTTCCTATTTCTACTATCATATCCCCAAGTAATGTTTAGACCAAACTAAAAATGTTAGTGTCAGAATAACCACTATAAAAAGTTTTAAATCTTTCATAACCCCATCCATTTATCAGCGTGAGCGCATAGTTGGCAAAACGTGCATACTAGTCCAAAAGCAGCTACGTATATTATTGTGTCAAATATAAAGTTTTCTATCTTACGCTTCATAAAAGTCGAGTATGAAGTTCCTTAAATCAACCCTTTCCCAATAGGTCATCCCTTTTAAGTCTTTTATTTCTGTTTGTACACATTCTTGCTTATATAAAAGTTTATTATAATCAAGTGTCATTTCTTTGCCATCTCTTTCAAGGTCTATAAGTTTCCAAAAAATTCTTTTTTCCTCTTTTTGTAAATCTTCTAGTTCTGTTATCATAATGTTTGTTTTATAGTGCTAATATATAAACAATATTTTAATTAACCAAATGTTTATAAAACTAATGTATGTAGTACTTACCAAAGTTAGGCTTACTTAATATAGAGTAGCAACTATATCTAGCTGCATCTAATGTGTGGTTGTGTAAATCTTCGGGTACGTTAGTTATTCTACCTGCTCTATCTTCTTTCCACTTATAGCTTCTAAACTCTTTTATCATATTCTCGCTATCCTTTGTTACGTGGAGTTTATATCTTTTAAGTAGGTCTATCCCTGCTAGTACAGAATTAGCACCCTTATAAGACTTCATTACCTTGTGTCCGTACCTCCGCAGCTGTTCTATTATTTCAGGTCTTGCGCTATCTGCATAAGTCATACCTAATACCTCTACTCCTTTTAGATATTGGTGTATGTCCTCTGTTGTCATCTTTGACCTGTATAGCATTTCTTTAAAGTATAGGTTGTGGTCTTTCTTGTATGTCGCAACAAGTGTAGTAGGGTCGTTAAATCCAAAGTCCATCCCATAAGCCACAAGCTGTGCATCATCAGGTATGCTATCAATCTCCGTGTATTTGAATATAGTTGCTTTGCTAATTGCTCTTTGCCCAAGTCCATATATACGCCAATAGTTCTCATCTGTGTCTTTTAGTAGTTCTATCTCGCTTCTTATGCTATCGTCTATAAAAGGATTGTCTAGGTAAGTAGTGCTGTATATTTCTACGTCATCTCTTGGCTCTAGTCTTTCCCATATCCAATGGTACTCATCAGAAGGGTTTAAATCTCCTATAATCTTTCCTGTTGTTCTAAATGCTAACTGTTGAAATGCTTCTCTATCAAGTTCATTCATTTCATTACAGAACAGCAAATCCCTTTTGCGCCCTCTAACCTTTTGTGGTTGGTCTAATGATATAAACTCTATAAGGTTGCTATCTAGCTTATACTCGTGATTACTTTTGTTGTGGTGCTGCTCATCGTATAAGTCCATACTTTTGAGTATCTCTAGGAAATCTCGCATCACAGTACCCCTTAATGCAGGGAATGTCTTACGACATATAGTTATAATCTTGTTCTCGTTGTGTTGGCAGTAGTGTAGAATAATCCACAGCAGTATGTTGTATGTCTTACCGCTCCTTGTTCCACCTACTTCTAATGTTATCTTCTTATTAGAGTTGGTTAGATGGTTATATACTTTATTTACTTGTATTGTGGTCAATCACTTCTACCTTAAAACTCTTTTGTTTTGTGTCGTGCTTTATCTCACGCTTTGTACCATTTAGCCTGTGCGCTTCTTCATCACTACTAATCATCTTCATAGCTGCTATTTGTAATACAGGTGCAGCTTCAGTTGTAATCCAATTATTAAGTAAAGCTACTTTCTTAACAGTTCTATTTTCTTCTATTGCCTTTTTTATGCTGTTAAGTTCGTTAAGTTTATGCTCATAAAAAGTAGGTTTTGAACAAGGTAAATAAGCAACTACGTGTTCTATAAACATCAGCTTATGCTCTTTAATGGCTTCTAGTGATTTTCTTTCTAGTTCTTTAGTGTCGTACATATGTAAGCGTATTAAGTTATTGTAAACCGCTTATAAGTATAACGTAATTAGTTTACTTTTTTAAAACACTAAATTATATATGCTATTCCATATAGCTATTGTCATAATCCCTATTACTATCCAAGCTAATACTTTTGTGTAGTTTATTTTCATAAGTTTATTATTATTTCAATCGCTCCGCCTATTGCTCCTATTGTTAGAAATGCAGCCCATATAATTGCTATTATGTATATTGCTTTTTTCACAGTATTACTGTTTCTGATGCATTGTATATAGTTGCTTGTTGGTTTCTAGGTCTTATATTGTTTCTGCGTGTTTCTTTTAACTCGTTTCTCAATTCGTCTATCTGACCTTTTAGTTCAACTATCTTTTCTTCTAGTAATCTGTTTTCGTATATCATTGTTTCAACAGTAGGTACAGTACCCTTTTTAGTGTACTTATTATACACCCTATCGTATGCCTCTTTGAATGCAGGGTTATGGTCATAATCCCAATCAAAGTTGTTTAGTGCGTGTATTACAGTTGCGTGTGTCTGCCCTAGTGTATCTCCAATAGACTTGTAACTCATTTTAGTAGTTAGGGTAAGTATCTTGTAGTATATCTTTCTTGCAAATACTATTTCTCTGTGTCTAGTGTTTATTGTTATGTCTTTTCCTGTTTGCTTCTTAATCAAAGTTTTTAGGTGTTGTATGTTCTCCCTGTTTCTTTGTGTAGTATTTAGTAAGAAGTTTTTGTATTTCATCTGTATAATAGTTTATTAGTTTCTCGTTTGTGTTTTTGTATGCCCACTCTAATTGTCCTTTAAAGTAGGCATAACTTTTTATTAGTGTAGTCTTACGCATTAGCACGAGATAACCTTTTAAATGTATTATATTGTCTTTCCATATGCGTTTTGAAATCTGTAATAGAAGTTAAGGACAAGTGATTATTTTTAGCCATATCATCGTACACATCAAGTATGTAGTCCATAGCCTTAATATTCATCTTTGTCTTTAGGTATGCTATCTTTATTATTTCTCTTGCGCAGTATGCTTGTATCTTACTTTTACCGTGTCGCTTAACAAGTGATGTTATTTTACTTAAAAGATATTCAGCAAATTCTAAATCCTTTATTACACAATTACCGTTTTTAAACTTCTCTCTATTCGCATAGCCAAAGTATATGTGTACTAAATTACCTACTGTTATGTTATTGCTGTTTTTCTCAAAAGCATCAAAGGCTAACTTGTAATGCTCATTTTGTTTAGCAAATGTTTTAAGGTAGTCTAAAGTAGTCCAAGCCCTATTACCATTGTTTATATTTATTATATAGTCTAAATGCTCCTTATCATTGTCAGCATCCACCCAACTAACAATATAAGCAGGTATTGTTTTTTGTTTCAATAGCCTTGCGCTTTGTATTCTGTGATGCCCTTCTATTACATTACCCTTATTCGTAATCACTATTGGCAGCATCCAACCAAAGTTATTGAGTTTGTTTTTAAAGTTCTCTGCGTGTTGTTGAAATATATCCCTATTAACAGAAGCAAGTTTTAACTCACTTATTGGATAGTACTGATTAAACTCTCCTCGTTTTATTTCTCTATTGTTCATAATATTAATGTTTGTGTTTATGTTTGTGTTGCTAATATATAAAATTATTCGTAATTTAATGCATCTAATATAATCATTTCTTCTTTAACCTCTTGTAGCATTTCTAAAGCATCTTCATAATCTCCTAGCTTTATTGCTAGTTGTATGGTTTCCATATCGCTTATAAATCGTTTCATTAAAATAATCTCTTTTGTGATTTGTGTTCGTTTATTCGCTTCATAGCCGCATTGTAGTAATCTGTATCTAATTCACAAGCTGTAAGGTCATAGCCTAAATTATGACAGGCAATAGCAATAGAACCACTACCTAAATGGGTATCAAGTATTTTATCCCCTTCCTTTGCGTAATTCATAAGTAACCATTCATAAAGTTGTATTGGCTTTTGTGTTGGGTGTATGCTTCCACCCTCCCACATAATTTGGTGCTGTATCTGTTTCTTTGTGTCAAAAACTTTACCATTTATATTTAAACTTGTCCATATAAATTCAGCTTCTGCAAAATTTGGAGCAGGATTATTTTTTACCCAACAAATAAAACTTTTATTTGAGTATAGATGCTCTATAAAATAATTAGCACCACATACTATCTGGTTTTTACTAACCCTAAATAACTCGTTCCAATACTTTTTTTTAGGGGTTTTATTATCCCACTCTTTACCTGCTTTAGCAAACTTTTTTCTTGAGTGTAAACCAACGCCTTTTGAAGCACTAATGCCATAAGGAGGGTCTACAATAGCAAGGTCAAAGTAGTTATCAGGATAACGTGCCATTAGTTCCATATTATCCTCGTTAGTTATCATAGCGTACCTCTTAATGTGTAACTGTCTAGGTCTGCATCTTCTATAAAGAACATCTTGTATCTATCTATTGCTTCTAGTGTCTTGCGTTCCCCCTCTAAATAGAAGTCCTCTGATACATCGTATATTGCTATGTCAAGTGTGCCTTTGTCTAAAGCTATAAACGTAAACTCTGTGTAAGGTATGTTAAATAGTTGGCAGTATATATAAACTTGTATATCATAACCATATTTTTTAGCTGAATAAGGGAAGGCTCGTATGTCGGTTGTAGTTTTTAAATCTACTATACCTTGCTTACCTAATACATCTGCTTTGCCTCTAAATGGCATCATATCTATATTACCAATAGCAGGCACTTCTGTTTGACAATCAGTAATAAGTTGCAAGGCTTGTTCGTTTTTAAAGAAAGCATCTATTAACCTTTCGTTTTCGCCTCTCTCTTTTGCTGTAAAACATTCGCCATACTCCTCTACTGCTTCCTTAAACTTTTTAGCGTTTCTACTTTGTACGTCTATGAATTTTATCTCGCTATATTTTTCAGGCTCTAGTATAGCTGTGTGGAATAAATGCCCTGCACGTAAAGCAGGAGATGTTTCGTTCTTGCTGTACTTTGTAATGTAGTGGTATTTCTTTGGGCTTGTCTGTAACAATTTAATACTACTGCTACTTAATGCGTGTTTACCTAGTTTCCCATAGTAAAAGCTATCATCATCCATTTTAGATAGTAATTCTTGCCTATCCCACTTCTCTCCGTTTAGTAATGTTATCATAGTGTTTTTTCTTGTAGTTTCTCGTATAGTTCTTTGTAATCGTCTGCTAGTTCTTTTGCTTTGTCTCTCTTTTGTCTTAATCTGTTTATGATTGCGTTAGCTTCTTTTATTTGCATCTCGCAAGCTGTTGCATAAATATAGGAGTTTGTTAAATATTCTGTAACGTGTTTCAGTTCTTTGTTGTCAGGGCTTTTCTCTAACCACTTCTGTATTATGTGAGAGGCTGCTGTAAAGTCTCCTTGAAATTTAAGTTTTAGTAGTTCCCTGTTCATCCTTGTTTTTTAGCTGTTCTACTACTTGTTCTAATATCATATACAGCTTTACTACGTGCTGTTCTAGTTCTTGTATTCTTGCTGATTGACTTGCTCGTTTCTTATTCATTCTTTTCATCTAGGTAATCGTTTGCATCTATGCACAAGGGATGGTCATCATCCATAGCAATATTAAATGTAGTTCTTAACCCTACACCTCTAAAATAGTCTATGCGTTCTTCCCAACTCATAGCAATAAAATCTTTATTATTCATATATGTTTGTTATTATAGCTTGTTTCTCTTGTAACAAATATACACTTTTATTTTGTTTATTGGTGTTCCACATTGTAGTTTTAGGACAATACAGTTCTTCTTTCTTTAAATCCTTTAGGTCATTTAGCCAAAACATATAGTTTCCTTTAGGGTCATTTACAAAGTAAAACTTCTGTATGTCGCTATCCATCTTCATAAGATTGTTATACTTACCAACCTCTAATATTTTGGTTTCATAGTACTTATCTCTAAACTTCATCTCAATAACACATTTCAATCCTTTAGGAGTAATACCTTGTGCATCGTATGGGAGCATTGTTTCCCCTGTGTGTACCAATCTCCAACCGTCTAGGTTAAGGGCAGTAACTAGGGCTTTCTCAAAACTATGTATTAAGTCTAGTTTCATATATCCTTGTTATTTGTGCTATCCATTCCTTTATGCGTTTTGGGCTGCACGTACAAGGTTCGTGGTAAGGGTGTGCAAATAAATCAGCGTGTACCTCACATACAAATTTATACTGCACGTTTGTTAATTTGTTTCCAAGTGTAGCAAGAAATACCTGCCATTGTGATACTTGGTGTTGGCTCATTTTTCCTTTTGGCATATTATAATTCTATATCATTCCACTTCTTTCTACGGTCATCACACCCACAGTCAGGATATATTTTTTTGTAAACATATCTTATACCTGTGTACTTTGTTATGTAATATACTAAATCTCCTAATCTCATAGCTTATCTTTTATCTTGCGTTTAACTTTCTGGTAGGTATTGTAAAGGCTTCTATACTCTATGTTGGTTTCCCTAGATAGTGCAGATATATTGTTAGTGTCCTGTACAAGTTCAAATACCTTTTTGTCGTACCAATGCATCTCATTTAGTGCTTGGTTTACTTTGTCAAAGGCTTCTTCAAATATCTTTTCATCTTCCAACTCTACCTTTGTCTTTTCTTCTATTAAGTGTTTTATGTAATCGTCTGTTAGGTCTACAACTTGTGTACGTTGCTCCTTACGGCATAAATCTAAAAACATACTACGAAGCACCTTATAAATATAAAAGTCGTTTATATCGTCTTTATACGAGATATCTATTCCGTTCTGTATAAGCACTAGGAGTTTAAGATACATCTCTTGTACCAAGTCCTCTGATGTGTCAGGATTGCACCCCCAACTACGACAGTAGCTTATCCATTTATTATGTTTGCTTGTTAGTATGTCGGTTATCAATGTGGTTGTTTAATTTTGGTTGATTTTATAAAAGTTCTATTTGCTCACGTTTAGGATATTGTATAGGGTTCTTACCCTCTACGTTAAAGCCTACGTTATTTAATACGCTTTCTAGTCTGATAGGGTCTTCCATCGGTGTAGGTCTACCACCTGTGTCTACATCTTTAATCTTCTTAATATGTAAGTGTGAATACATCCAATCAGCAGGATGGTATATGTATCTGTGTATCACTAAAAAGTTATCACACCTATTAACAAACTTACCCCCACCTTCAACTGATGCTGCACTAGGTGGAATAGGGTGTCCTTCGTAAAAGTGTCCTTTATGGTGTTTCTCTCTTAAACTTTGTGTAGCAGCGTGTGTACAAACCCAAGTACTTATGTTATTCTCTTTGCAGAATATTCGTATCTCGCTTGTTGCTTGGTAGTCGTACTCGTGTCCTGATATACCTTTTAGTACATCTTTGTCTTTGTTTAGTGAGTTGTATGGGTCTAATAAAAACCCCTGATAATCCCAAGCCTTCTTTACGTGTTGTGCTAAATCTAGTAGTGATTTGTAAGTGTATAGCTTTGAACCATCAATAAATTTAAAGTGTTCGTTAATCCACTTTACTTGCTCCTTGTAGTGTGTCTCCTCTATTTTGTTTATTGGTTTGCCCTCTCTAAATTCTACTATTTTTCTTATAATAGAATAAGGCTCATTCTCACTACTAAACACAAGCCATTTAATACCGTGCTTCATAGCGTATAGTGTCATTAGGTACAGGACTAGAGATGTTTTCCCTACGTTTGCGTGTCCTAGTATGATATTAAAATCCCCATACTTAAACCTAAAGTGTTCATCAAGTCTTGGAATACCAAGCCTTAACCCTGTTTTAAGAGTTCCTGCTCGGTATTCGTCTAACTTCTTTATGTGATTGTCTAGCTGTATAAGCATTAGAAAGGCAAGTCTGCTTCTCGGTCAGGAGAATGTTGTGCTGTTGTTACTTCCTTTGACTTCTGTACTTCATAAGTGTTTAGCATTGAGTACAATCCTTTCTCACTTTTAGCTATCGTAATTGGAATAGAACCACGTTCATTGACGTTTGCTCTATTTTGGTTAATCCAATTTATCATCTCGTCTGCATTTATTTTAATGTCGCAAACTATCCATTCCTGTTTGTTGTCGAATATTCTCAATCCGTCTACCCAAGTTTTAGTCATAATATTTATTTTTATCCGTTAAACACGTAGTTCTCAAATGTACGTGCTAAATTAATTATTTCAGTTGTATTTATTTCTTTCCCTGCATACAAGTCAGTTGCTCTATTTAAACTGCTTTGTCTTATAATGTATTTTTGTACATCATCTTTAGGGTTAGAATAGTTGTTTTTAGGAGCAGGTGGTACGCTGCTTTTCTTGCCAAGTATTTTAGCCTTGTTTTTATTTTGGTCTAAATCATACTCAACCTCATCCCCTTCACTAAATGTCAATTCCTTTGGAGAATAAACATTAGGGTTATGTCCGTTAGCGAATGTTACTGTGTATTTATTCATAGTAACTCCGTCAGGTAGTTTAAAACTTTCGCCTTTTACTACTGTATTTACTTTACTCGTATATTTCATTTGTCATTATTTGTTGTGTAAGTATCTCTATTTTTGCTTCAAGCTCCTCTACTTTTTTTCGAAGTGCTTCGGCTTCTGCTTCTCGTAGCCGTAATAAATCCTCATTATATGTCATATGCCAAAGCTACAAAAAATATTTTAATAAAAAATATAAATAAACTTTATAAACATTTGGTTAATAAAATAAAAGCTGTATATTTGTACTAACAAAGACAAACATTATGAAAACAATTACAGATTATCAAAACCTTAAAACAGAGTTAGAAACTATAAAATCTAATCACAAAGAAGAATATCTTGACGCTTCATTTATTTCAGTACGTGCAAGTGGTATGAATTGGAGAGAAGCAAAGAAAATAGGTATGGTAAAAGAATATGATGGATGGTATTTTTACAGCACATCTACAAACTCAAATGGTTATGACTTGTATGAGAAAATAAAACAAGCGTGTAAAGGTTTTAGTCTTTACGTTTCAGAAAGACAATTATAAAACAAACATTATACAATCAAAAAAGCCACCTCAAAAGGGTGGCTCTTTTTTTACAAACATATAGAGAAACTAACCTACAAGCGCAGGTTATACTTTAAACTTTTCAATCAACTCATTTAGGTCGTCATTTGACAATTTAACTAAACCTCTAGCTTTTTGTTGTAACTTTTCTGCTGTGCCTTCTCCATACTCTTTGTCTAAATTAAGCCCAAAAGTGTACTGTTCTCCTTGACCAAATAAATTGCATTTAGGACATTGTACCTGTACGTTTGTTTCATCCCATCTAGTTGCATAGTGTTTACGGCTCATAAAGTGTCCTGCGTGTAATCTACTTACGTCATCTATCTTACCACAAGTAAAACATTCAGCTTTGCCATTGTTTGCAAATCTATTGCGAATGTATAGGCTGAACACACTATCTAGCTTTTTAACTATTTTGCTTCTAGTCATTTATCCATAGCTTGTAATAAAGACTTGCCAATAGGTTCATTGATACCCTGTATTGCTTTATATATTTTTCTTGACATACGCTTTACTTCTTGCTTCTCGGTCTTTGTACTGTCGCTACCAAGATTTGTGTATAGGTTGCAATCTAATTCTAGTAGCTTATCTATCTTCTGATTGTCTGTTGTTTGTTCTGCTAATATGTTTTCTATCATATGCCAAAGATAAGCCTACTTCTAAACATCTAAAAATATAGTTTTTAACACATATATACTAACTGCTATATAGTAGTTTTTATTTATAGTTATATGCTATATATAGTAGATGTTATATAGTAGTTATATGTTATATACTTGTTAATACTATATATCAATATCATATATAGCTATATATAGTTATATATATATATATATTACTTACGAATTTTATTGTATTTTTCAAAACCTCTGCTACCAAAATATGCAACATAAACAGTAACAAGAAGTGTTTTAAGAAGTTCTACCCATTCACTTCCTACTTTAAAAGGGCTATCACTACTATCTAAAACAACAAACAAAGTAGTCATAAATGTTAAGTAAAGTAGCGTAAGTGGTCTAGTGTTTTTAGATAACCAACTGTCAGAAGTCATATCACTATTCCATCTTTCAGTAACCTGCTCCATTTCTAGTATATCCATTTTAAGCAGTTCTAACGCCTTTTCTTTTTCAAATGGGGATAAACTATTGTCTTTAGCTATTAAGTTCTTTAAAACACCTAAAAAGCCCTTGTCAGGCAATGTATTGGCTAAATTCTTAAATAAACCTTTCTCGCCTATTAGAAACTTACCTACTTTTGTGTCTTTAAATGGTTTGCTCATAAGTTCTAAATTGTAACTGTATTAAAAACAAATATATGTTTAGTTCATTAAATGGGTAGTCTTCATTTTTAGGGTAGTAAGATATACCACCTATAAACGAAGTAGGGAATAAAGATATGATTGCTATGCTCAATATGTCCAAATTACACCTTGTGTCTTGTCAGGGTCTATATCAGCGTGTATAAAAGTCTTTGCAACTCCTATCCTGCTAAACCCTACGTCTAAAAGGCAGTTAATTAAATCAAATCTGTCTTGGCTTTTGTTACAAGCTATGTCTACTGCAAGTCCTTTAAGATGGCTGCTTGTTTCTACTCCTCCTACTTTTTCGTTGTGTGCAGGTGTTCTAAATCCACTTGTTATGTGTATGGGTTTGTCGAACTTATCTCTCACTTCGTCTAGCATCTCAAGCAAGGTCTTATCCATCATTTGACCACTACCTTGAACATCAGGGCTGTCAAACTCGCTATAATTAAAGTATTTTAACATAAACCGCAATGCATACAAATATCACACATTATTTCTTCTTTTTTAACTCGTACCACTTTTGGGCTGTGTAGCCAATAGTAACCAACAATAAAAGTATCTTTAGACTATCTTCTAATATATCCATTGTACTAACTGTAATAGCTGATAGGTTGATTACGTAAAGTTTAAACGAGTTTAAGTCCATAACTAGTTACTATAAGACCACCCTGCAAAAGTGTGGACACCGTTACCTTCTTCTATTTCTATTTCTTTAGAAGACCAACCGTAAGGATAGTCAATCTCTGTTACAGCAGGAGTAATTACATTACCTTCTTCGTCAAGTACAGCAGCTTCTACTTCTTCTGTAATCTCTGAAGCTTTCCATAGTACGTCAACAGAATACTTATCAGCAAGTACAGGCGCAGTTAGTTCTTCGCCTTCTTCGTCATAAGTACCTTGTTCTACTACTACGTTTCCTAGCTTAACAACCGTATGGCTGTGCGAAGGGTGTTCGTTGCCTTCCTCATCTTCTGTATGTGGTAAAGCAGCTATTCTTGTTTCTGCCAAATCTTGGCTTTCAAATTCATATTTCTTAAATATATATTTCATTGTATTAAATTAACTTGTTAATGCTTGTAATTCGCTATCGCTTAATGCTGAATTAAAATACTTTACTTCTTTTACTCTACCGAAAAAAGGTTTATTTCCATCTTGAC